TGATGCACTTCTCCCTGGTAGTACTTGACAGCATCAAGCAGTCTGACGTTACGAGTCACAGCGTTTTGTATAACCTGTTAAGAATTCCTATTTAGCAATCGAATTAACTTTTCAGCGTAGTCAGGCGCTGTTGCATATCCTTGTTTCTGCAGTTCTTTTGCCGCTGCAATGCAATTTGGTGCATTATTAACACCCTTGTATCCGTTGTAGTCTTTATACCATCTGTCGACAAGTTCTTCTACTGCAGCCTTTACGGATGGATAGCTCTTGAATTGAGCTTTTTTCTTTACATATTCACTGCCATTCCACTCGACAGTTTCAACGAATACACCCTTGCCCTTTATACCAAAGGGATTGTTTTTACCTGTGACGTGCTCTCCCCAGCCAGACTCCAGCGCCCATTGTGCTGCAACAAGATCAGGGCATCTTGCACCAGCGTCTTGCGCCATTGATGCTATTAGCGCCCAGGTTATTGCAACTACAACCATTAATTACTTCTTAGCGACTTTAGTCACAACGCCAGCAAGAACCTCGATTACACGATAGTACTTGGCTACAACTGCATCGTCTTTAGGTGTAGGTGTCAAATTCACAACCGCCAGTGCAGCAGCATGGATAGCAAAAAGAGCACTGATGATCTCAGGACCATTAGCAATGATCAGGGCAATGAATTCCATGGCGATCAAAATAGCGCCATAGGCTGCCTACATCAACGACGTGCCTCCAACTTAGATATCCTCTGCTCAATACTGCCAAGGCGTCCGTAGATCTCATGCCTATCTTCTTTTAGATCTTCTCGCATTGCCTGCAGTTCTCTGCCAATGTGCTCAACGCCCATAGACAATTTGACAATTGCCTCTCTATCGGCATTACCTCTCTTTAAAATAGAGCCTATCCCCATGCCAGCAACACCTACCATGGTGCCAACAATAGCGGCGATAAGCTCCACAGTTCTTACCTAATACAAGATTAGGCTACCTTCAGGCAATCAGATCAGGCCAAGCAGTAGCAAGAGCAGGGTTGGCAACAGTTTCCATTACAGTGTTACCGTCATCATCCACTACTTCGTTGCCGTCGGCATCAGTTTGCGCTCGTGTAATAGTTGCAGCACCAAACATAAGTTCTTTCAGTGCAGGAACATCCTCACAGGCGTCGATTTCTGTTTGACGGGTGTTGCAGGCAGTACGCACAGCAGCACGATAGGTCGTCCATTCAGTTGCAACTGTACCGCTAGTTTCTTGAGCCTTGATAACACGCCAATCAGATGGAGCGAGCAGGCTGGCAGCAATGTCGTTTTGCTTCGCCTTCCACAGCGTCTTTAAGCCGGTCTGCACTTCGCCAGTGTCGTTGCCATCCTCATCAAGGATCGCCTCATCATCAAGCTGCTTAGGGTTGTCTACGCTCCAATAAAAGCGCTGATCATAAACTTGAGCAACAGGATTCGCGACTTCAACAAGACCGACGGCCTGCTTTTCAGCTAAAGACGTGAGGCGCATCCAGTTGGCTGGATATTGTGTGCCTGTTTCAGGATGAGTCCAGGCTACATCGTATTTAATTGTTTGACCGTTGAGGGTAAACATAACTTTGGTAGTACTAGTTAAAGATTACCGCGCACGGGCGGTTTTGAAGGGATGCTCACAGAATGCTGCCCAAATGTATGTAGCGCCTGAATCGTTAGAAGTGCCGCCTGTAGAACGCAACTTAAATCCATTGCTTGTGAAATCTACGAGTGTTTGGCTTGCAAGACCTATGTTGGATGAATTGTTTTCTTCGTGACTGAGGTTAGGCGCTAATTTTGCGGTTTCCCCGTCATTGAACGTATCGCGAGCAGAGTCGATAATGATCCAGTTACCAATAGCAGAACTGCATTTGAACATTAAGAACCTCGGTCTAAACCCGGTAAAAACAAACGGACCATCAGTTAACCCGTTGCCGGTGTACGAACCCACGGCAGAATATCCGGCGACTGGTGATATGCAGTAGGCGACGTAGGTCCGACTAGATCCATTTGTGTCTGGATTATCTCCAACTGAAAAAACACTTGACGTTGGAGATGTGCTGTTCCAATTACTGCCTGAGGAAGAACTATTAGGACCGCTCAAATAAAGCCTATTACCTGCACCTAGACCAGAATGGTAAACAGGCCAATCAGTGGAGCCATGACTTCGGCACTTAACGATAATCATCTCAGGTGCTGCATTTAATCCGTGCCCCACGGTCGCTGCAGAGCCCGATCCGGTGTAAGAAACAATGCTAAATCCAGCAGACGCATTGGCGCGAACTGTTGATTGAATACTGCCACCAAAGTTAGACGCGCCAGCAGTGCTGTTTGTGTTCGCCTGCCCGCCCATTCCGCTGTGCGCTGAACAGTAGTAATACAACGTTGCCACACCTGAACCAACAACAATCGTTGTTTTTGCTCCTGCGCTGCCAGGCGTTCCAGTTGTCGTTACACCCGTGGTGTACTCACTGCCGCCGCCATGTGTTCCATCAGACGTAGTGGAGAACCGCAGGGGATGGCCTGAGTTGCTGCTATCGGACTGGTCAAAGACGTAAGTGCTGCCCTCCTCAAGATCAAGCGTGACCGCACTGGTGCCAAAATCGTCAAAGCGATATTTGTTGCCGCTATCGCTTACAACCTTGACGGTAAAAGTCTTGCTGCTATTCGCTCCAGCGTCCCATGCCCAGCCAACAAAAGAGCCACTATTTTTGTTTACTGCCTGCCAAGTTCCAAGATCAAATCCATCTGAATTGAATGAAGTAATTGCTCCTGTTTGTGTTTCTTCGGCAATGTTTGTATTAGTGAAAACAACTTTTGTACCGCCTCTAACACTGTCTATTAAAGAGTGAAAATCAGTTCCAACCCTGTCTTTTATCCATGCAAAATCAGGACTAAAGTTATATCCCGTAATTGACCGAGCAGTAGCGTTTCCAGTCCACAGCTTTGCATCAAACGCCGTCGAACCATCGGCAATCGTTGGGTCGGGAAGATTCTGCGTGCAGAGACTGACAAAACCTGTTGGTGGCGTATAGCTGAAATCTCTAGCGCCAAAATTGCAAGAAATATCGCCACCAGTGTTGTTTGAGCCTACAGCAAATCCAATATTGCCGCTTAAGCCGGTATGGGCCGGGTTTGTTCCACTTGCTGGATTGCCTGAGTTAAACCAAGTTCCATTCTTGCCCGCATACCATTTACCATTGTCGAGGTCTAATGCGACCATAATTAGGTCACCAGTGGTATAACTTGAACCATAAGAAGATTGATTACTTCCGCCTCCGTGGATTCTGTTTCCGTTAATCGAAATAACACCCCAAGAATTTGAATCAGCGCCTAAATGGCTAGTGCCCTTATTGTTTGCAACGCCAATTTGAACGTCATTCATCGCTGCATTGCAGGTGAACTCTGCGTACCACTTTCCTGAGCTAGGCAAAATCGTGCTATGAGTCTGACGTGTTGAGCCGAAATTAGTGATGTCTAAATTTCCATTTGACAGTGTATGAGACTCGTTATCTAACGGGTTCAACGTGCAATAGTTGCCACCGTTATTGCCGGACGACGCTTCGTAGTCCGTCGGCGTGTCGATCAGGCTGTCAACAGCTGAACTATCAGGCGTTCCAGCAAATGCTGCGTAGATGTAAGTTCCACCTGAAGCATTCATGCCAGAAGCAGTGCCATTAACGGTAAAACCGTTGGCAGTTATTGTAATGCTGTAGCTGCTCTCTTCATCATCTGCTAAATCAGCCCAAATAGTTTCGCCAGTCCCTCTTGCCGAGTCAAAAATAAACCAATTTCCGGTTGAATTTGTTCTCTTAAGGAGTACATAACGAGGCTTAAATCCAGTTGTGACAGCGTTGCCACTTGATCCTGAACCGCTATAGCTAGAAAATTTGCTAAATCCGCTCACTTCGCTCCAGCAGTAGGCGACTTGATCTTGCCCGTTACGATTGGCTTCTCCATTGCCACCTACGCTAAACACGCTTGAAGTTGGCGCTGTGCTGTTCCAGTTTCCTGAACTTGTTGATGCAATATTGTCGTTCAAATACAGTTTATTGCTTGCGCCGATTCCTGACGAATAGATGGCCCAATTTGCACTTGATCCACTTTCTGTACGACACTTGGCAATGATCAAGCTTGGTGCAACATTTAAGCCGTGACCGACTGTTTCAGCATTGGCAGTTCCCGTATAGGTAACGATCGAAAATCCATGTTCTTGATTTGCCTTGACGGTTGACTGAATGCTGCCATCAAAGTTAGACGCGCCACCAGTGCTGTTCGTATTGATCTGACCGCCCATGCCGGAGTGGTTTGCACAGCTGTAATACAGCGTTGCTACGCCAGTACCCAGAACCAACGTGGTCTTGGCTCCTGCGCTACCAGGCGTTCCAGTGTGCGTTACGCCCGTGGTGTAGTCAGTCCCGTTAGCAGACGTTCCAAACCGGATTGGGTGGCTTGCATTACTGCTATCGGATTGATCAAACACATAGGTGCTGCCTTCCTGCAGGTCGAGCGTTACAGCGCTGGTGCCAAAGTCGTCAAAGCGATACTTGTTGCCGCTGTCGCTAACAACCTTAACGGTGTAGGTCTTGTTGCTGTTTGCCCCGGCGTTCCATGCCCAGGCCACATATTCCGTGGCTACGCCAGCATGGCTACCATTGGTTGGACCACTGAAGCTGCCAGAAAGACTAAAGCCGTCTGAGTTAAAGGCCGTCACCCCGTGGTTGTTGCTGGTCTCTGCGCCTGTGGTGTTTGACCGCAGTTGTTTTCCGGTCCCGCGAACGACATCGAATAGCGCGTGATCTGGATTGCCGCCTTGATATGAAGTCCTGGCTTTGATCCACAGAAAATCAGGACTCATGTTCAGGCCAGTGATGGACCTGTTACTGCCGGTGCCACTGTAAGTAACGACATCAAAACCTTGATTTGCAGTTTCTAGACCAGGCGCAAAAGCGGCAAGGTTATTAACCGTCCACGTATTGTTATTACCACTGGTATCCGTTCCAAGCGCAGCGTCGCTACTGTTGTCCGAGAAATCTAGGTGGAAACCATTCGTGCCAAATGTCAGTCCAGATGCATCTTTTGGGTTCCAGTTGTTGTCAGAGTCGTACTCACCGAAGTCAGACGCAGCAAGTGCTTGACCGTCAATGAAATAAACCTCGGCTAAATAGCCATCAAAATGCCTGATTATGTTGCTACCACTTTTAGTAGCACCAATGTAATGCTCAACGTTAGAGCTAAAGCTAGTTTGATAGTCAGTATTGATGGTATTAGCAAGAGACAAACTCTCCTCTACGCCGTTTACATATAGTTTTACTTTGTCCGACGCATCTGTTTGAGTTGTGTCGCACGCTACAACTATGTGATACCAGGCACTGTAATCTCTAAAGAATGAAGCACTAATCCTACGACCGCCCGAAGTGCCATTGAAGAAAATATCAATGTCATCATTAACGCCAGCTCCACTTCTAAATTGAATTACATCGTAGTTTGCATTGCCAAATAAAGCAACATAACCGTTTGTTGCGCCTCTTTTTACCCATCCACTCCAAGTCCAGGTTCTGCGATTACCCGCAGTGGAAAAATTTTTACTTAGGTATGCAGAGTCTGCACTGTTGAACCGCAAGCTGCGTTCAATCTTGAAGCCAGCACCACCAGCACCGCCAGACGCGCCAGCAAGAACGTTAGAACCAATTACGCTCATGAGTATGCAGCAGTGAAGACAGCGTGAATAGAAGTACCAGAGCGGACGATGTAATCAATTCTATCGATCGAGTCCCCAGCGGTTGATAAACTCGGTGCAGCTCCGCCGGCAAAGTCCCAGCTAGACCCGTAAGTTAAAAGATGTGAACCAGCACTACTCTGAATAACAAATATTGATCCACTCTGTCCTGCCGTCAAATTGGAAGGATTCTGCAGTTCACAAGACGCCGAATTCGCAAGAGTCACTGCGAAGTTATTAGCAGTCGCGAAATCAAGCTGCTTTGTGGTATCTCCTGAAGCAACACTGATAGCTGAAATCGCACCACGTTGTGCAGCAGTGAAGGTTTGTGCAGCGTCGGTAACAGCAGTGTCAGGATCAACATTTGCTTGCGTAGAAACCAGCGATGAGCCTTCCTTTACATATAACTTGTCTTGATCTGTTGCATAGCAAATCTCGCCCTCTTGTATATCGGCAATGCTGCTATTGAGATTGCTATAAGTGCCGCGAGCAATCCGAACTGGCGTTCTGGAAGAAGGTGTAGGCATTAGTCGAATGATCCTCCATTTATATCGGAAGTAGCAACAGCAAGAGAGAAACCAGAGGCAAAGTTGCCTCCATCCACAACGTTGATGGGATCACTCAAAAGCGATTGCCACTTAGACCCATCCCAACTGAAACGATGACCATTTTGGACATGTAATTGCCCGACAGATGTCGCTGTTGGAAAGTCTAGAGCCATGGGTCAATATTGCTCTCTATATTATTCCTTGTTAGCTAATTCCTTCAGCCCAAGCACGACCCTCAGCACTAAGTCGCGCCAAAACATCGGCATCGTCATCGCTAGGACTGATATTTCGCAAAACTTCCATATCCGCGTCACTCAAATTTCCAGGCGCTGGACCTTGCTCTAGCCCAAAGACCTGCCATTGAGTGTTTTCTTCGTCCCAAACATATGGCTGTCCATCTGTTGGCATTGCTACAGGCGCAGTCCATTTCGCGGTAGAAACGTCAATCACCCAGCCTTCATAAGGCTTTGCCTTGACAAAAATATCATGCTCTTGAACATAAATAAAGCCTACGCCTGCATAATTGCCCCTTGCTGATCCATCTCTAAACGTTTCCTTGCAGGTCATCCCTAAACGTGCAGAGAACTCTGCCTCGCTAGCTGAATCTGGAACAGGTAGCACTTCCAAAACAACATTGTTGTCATCGTAGAAAGCAAAATACTTCATGCTAAGACCAAGAAACAGTGCCAGAACCGGCCGTAAATGTAGTGACCTTGTCATTGCCAACAGTGGCCGTGGTTCCTGTTAGCTGGGCTGAATTAAATGAAATTGTAACTGTATTTGGATAACGCAAAATAACTGTTCCATTCTGCCCTGCAGATCTGTATTGTCCGCCACCACCTGCCTCTAAATATCCAGTACCGCCACTTCCATGCGTTCCCGAACCTCTTGAAGAGTTGTACTCTCCTCCTCCTCCTCCAGCTCTGGTCACACTTGATCCAGTAATTGAGGAAGCAAGACCGTTACCTCCGTCGCCACCAGCCTCGGTAAGAGAGACATTGTTCACGCTACCGTCTTGACCTGCAGAGCCAGCACCACCGCCTCCACCTGCGCAAAATGTGCTCGTACCGCTATCAAAGCACCAATAATTATCTAACAATATTGAGCATAAAAATGTATTATGAGGGGTTATACTCCCGGCCCAATCACCACCAGCCGTGCCTTGATTTGATGTACCGGCCTGACCATCATATTGGGCAGAACTGTAGTTAGTACCCTTAGAATTAGCGTAAACCCATCCACCGCCACCGCCTGAACCGCCGGTTGAGGCCGAATCATTATTAGTGCCACCAGCCCCTCGGCCACCACCTGTAGCAGTTTTAGAAAATGCTGTAGAACTGGTATCAGTTCCTGAAAAAACAGAGTCACTGCCGTTTGAGTTAACAGCACCTCCGGCTCCAACTGTAACAGTAAAATTAGTTCCAGTTATGATATTTAAGGTAGCTAGAGTAGAAGAGTTGCCACCGCTAGGATCTGTCCCGTAAGAATTTAAATATCCTCCAGCGCCACCGCCACCGCCCATGTGATAGATGGTAGTGTTACCACCTGCCGTATTATCAGTGGTGTCTCCGCCACCACCACCGCCAGCAATAACCAAAAAATCAATATCAAATTCTACATCCCCTGCTCCGCCAGCAGCGAGCATCATATTCATCATGCTCATTAACTTAGCCCCGTTCCAGCAATAACAAATTCATTAGAAGCAACACAAAGAACCGTGCAAAGCCCATAAAGAGCAAGTGTTTTATTACCTGTTGTGCCATCACCAGCCAAACGTAATGTCACAGATCCGCCTTGCGTAATAGTCTGATCAGACCCACTATTATTGTAAATGCTAATTGCATCACCTGCTGAGAATATACCTGACGGAATAGTCACGCCGCCAGTAGTAATACTGATATGTTTGCCAATATCACCAACAACTAAAGTGTAAGCTGAAGTCTGTGAGTTTTGTGGAATTGCACGGATTCCACCTTTTGAATCCTGTACTTCGCCTGTAAATGTCGCAGTGCCTGCGTTGTTAATTCTGAGTCGCTCAGTACCTTCAGTAGTGACTTTAAAATGACCATCTGAACCTGTATCTACAACTTCAGCTTCTGTATTGCCTTCAGCAATCTTGCCGGCATCAAAAGAAGTAGTACCAGTACCACCCCTGGCGACAGGCAAAGTGCCGCTAACAATTGCTGACGTATCAAAAGATACAGGTGCAGTGCTAACTAATGGCACCCATTGAGCTGTGTTGCCGTCGTCATAATAAATATATGCTGTCGACTCATCGGAATCCCAATAAATCTGACCAGCAACACCTGTAGGTGTAGAACTAGAAATGAAAACCGGTTCTATACCAGAACTAGAAATTTTCCACTTTTCTCCGTCAAAAGTCCAGCTAACCCCGCCAGATGAAAACACCTGCCCATTAGTTGGCGAAGCGGGGAAATCTAGAGCCATAGAGCGAGATTGTTCTCTATATTATTCCTTGTCAAGGAGCCGTAGGCCAGGTCACATCGTGAGGGAAGCCATCAGAAGTAGGTAAGTCACGCAGACTGGCCCTATACGTTGCCCAAGCAGTTGCATCAGCACCACTATCGGCTAATTGAGTCCAGTCGGAATCAGCAAGTCTTTTGTTGCGTTCAGCGCGAACACCAGCTGCAGCTTTTGCGTCAATACCAGCACGATAAGCGGCTTCGTTATCGGCAGCAGTGGTTACATTACCGTCGCCATCAGTAGTATCCTTAAAAACCGGACCAACGATGAACTTGGTGAACCATTGACCATCAACTTCTTCAACGCCATCACGAACGCTGACGCCATAAGGAGCAGTTACGGTTGCTGCAGGTCCATTTAAGACAATGTCATAACCATAGCTGTCAAGAATGTCAGCAGTGATTTGCTTGGGGAAGCTGGTGTTTTGATTGTCAGATTTGAATTGGCTGATCGTAATGACAGCGCCAGTTGAACGATTGCGAATTTCCATGATTAAGCAATAGCAAGGAATGTGTAAGTACCACCGCTGGCGTTGAGGCCAGCAGGAGCTGTTGAGGTAACTGTAAAACCAGAAGTGTAGGGATCGATAAAATCGTTATAGGTTACTTCTGCTTGAGTTAAGTTAAGGGCTATCCAGGGGTCGTCACCAGCAACGATGCCGCGGGCAGTGTCCCAGACGTACCAATCGCTTTGAATGTTAGGCCAGCCATCGGTGCGTTTGATTAGTACAAATCGAGCACCAGCGGTGAAGTTACAGTTAACGTCAATGTTGCTGCCTGTGCCAGTGTAGCTGCCTACCTTAGATATTCCATCGAGGCTGGCAAACAAATAAGCCATAAAAGTATCGTTATTAGAGTTCACAGCATTGTCAGGCCCAACGGTAAATACGGACGCAGTTGGTGAAGTGTCATTCCACAATTCATGGTTGTCGATTGAAGCCGCGTTACTATCTAACATTAAATAGTCTGTATTGTCTCCATAATATACAGACCAACTCTGGGAACTATCTCTCCTTTTTATCCACATCATTTCAGGAACAACGCCTAGGTTATGGGATTCAGTTTTTGTGCTGCCTGTCCCGTTGTAAACAACAATATCAAAGAAACCAGGAGCGCGGCGGAACAATAATCCGCCATAGCTGTTAGTAGCAGTCCAACTACTATCAGAAAATATCCCTTCGTTGCTATCGAACCTGTGATCGCTACTCGCCTCTGCTGCATCACTTGCAGTCGCCAAAAGATTTTTGCCCCCTCTTATCCTATCAAGCACGGGGTGTGAATTAGAACCGCCTGAGCGTGCCGTATAAAGCAACAAATCTACTGGAAACCCGGCTGTAAAACCAAGTTCTGACGGAGTGCCATCAGTAGCGGCTCTAGTTGCCTGAGGTGTAAATACATCCGTTGCAGCTTCAGGTTGCTTATGCGGGCGACGGATTGCGATGTAGACAAAATCATTACCAGACGATCCGTTAATACCGTAATCGCTGCCTTGAACAGAAAAACCATCAGCGTGCAAGAAAACAGCACGGGAATTGTCAGTATTTTCTTGGTAATTTCGATTTGCTCGCAAATAAGGACTTCCGTTGGTTAAATCAGCGAACATCCCTCTCATTGAATCAAGTATCTCCCAATCACCGGCGTTGTTATCTATGTTTTTAATTAGCAACCATTGTGGCTCAAATCCTAATGTAATTTTATTTCCGGGAAAGCCGCTAGAGCTAGTGCCGGTGTAGCTTCCACATTTAATGATTGCCTCGTTGCCATTGTCGCCAAACGATTGATCATCGTGGGCAAAGATATAAGCGACATAATTGTGTCCATTGCCATCATCATCAAGGCCATTAGTTCGGCCTGTAGATCCAACAGTAAAAACACTACTTGTAGGAGCAGTGTTACCCCAATACACACCTGTTGTATCGGCAGCCTCAGCGTCGGGATCGTTTAAAAGTAAATATTTACCACTGCCTAATTCTCTGTGGTAAACAGTCCAATGAGCATTTATATCTAAGTTTTTCACAATTATCACGCCAGGAACACTGCCTAAATTGTGGCTAATGTTCTGATTAGAGCCTGTTCCTACATAGGTAACAACATCAAAAAACCCTGGCGCTTTGCGGAAATTCCAAGATACATAGTTAGAGCTAGAATCATTTGTATCGTTGCCGCTATGGTTTAATACAAAGCCGTTTGTTGTAGCATTTACATAAGACGACATGCTTAGCTGTGGGCTAAATTGGTTTGAATTAAGCATGTTCGACTGTGTCGAGCTAAACCCTCGCTCTGTATCAAATAAATTGAAATCAGACGTGCCAGTCCGCCGCTTAATCCATGTCAGACCTCCTTCGCCGGTTATGTCTATGCCGTGCGTTATTGTTTGACTAGAGCCGTTGCCTTCATATAAATAGGTGCTGAACAAATCATCGACGTACAAACCTTCACCAGCTGCTGATCCAGCGGCTGCCTGCGTTAACTGTTTACCTAACATCAGACATAGCTCCCGACATATGCACCGTAAAGAGTGGTGCTAACTTTCCACAAAACAAGTACATCTTTTGCAGTTAAAGTTGGCGCAGCATTGCCAGCACTTGTTGTCCAAGTAATTGTAGGCCAAGTAACAGTATAAGTAGCACCTCCTTCAAGGTGAAGCACGACAGATTGACCAGCTTCAAGTGAATCAGTAAAGGTCGGAGCGCCTGTTAAAACAGACACCTGAATTGAACCATTGGCAGGATCAAGAGCAATTGAACCTGTGGTGGCAAGAGTATGTACAGTCTCTTTTAATTCACCAAAAGTTTGCTGTGCAGTGTAAGTCTGCGCTACATCAGTCTTGGCAGTGTCAGCGTCATAGCCCTGAACAGTGCTGCCGATAGCTCCTGATACCAATAGGTTATCAACAGTCAGCGTTTGCGTGCTGCTAGTGATTGAGTCGACTTTAACAGTTCCGAAAGCCATGATTAACTAATAGCCCAAGTAGCGTTTGCAGGTACGGTGACAGAAACACCGTTAGAGATTTCAATGGGACCAACGGCATGGCCATTAGTACCTGTAGTTAAGGTGTAATTAGAAGAAATTACTTGTTGATTTTCATAAATTACTGTGCTGCCGCCACTTCCGCCGGCACTCGCAACTAATGCAACCCACTGTGCAGAACCATTGCCATCATCATAATAGATGTAAGGGTTACCTTCATCGCTATCCCAATAAACATCACCTACATCAGGGTTGCTTGGTAATGCGCTGGAAATAGTGATGCTACCGCCACCACCACCAACTTCAACAATTGCTTCAGTGCCTGACTGATCAGTCTTTAGGAACAACTTTCCATCGAAAGTGTTCATAGCCAGCTCACCTAAAGCGAGCTGAGACGTTGTGGGAATCGCCCCAGACGTTGCTGAACGCCTAAGCTTGATGGTGCTAGCCATGTGGCTCCCTTGTGTGCCTATATAGGCCGGTACACCGCTATATAGCGGCGACCTAGGTTACCGATCAGTATGTACCGCCGTCAATCGTTTCTAAATTAGTTTCTAATTCCTGTAGGGCATTTTTAATTGTAGTGTTATCGCTAATGATCGTTCCAGTAAACGTACCTAAAGTGATTGCTGATTCCAAGTCAGTCTCTAATTCCTGAAGAGCTGTTTTAATGTCACTATTATCAGTAATAATAGTGCCGGTAAACGTGCCTAAATTGCTTGCGTTTAATGCAACACCAGTCAGGGCAACTAACTCATTGTTGATATCATTAGTACGACCAGCACCAATAATTAAAATACTGCCATTGCTAGCGTGTGACCTAGTAACAAGACCAACTTTTTGTACCTTTTCGGTAGAAGCAGTTGGACGAGTTGTCGTCAATGCGCCTGCAGTAGAGTCAAGATAAAGTGCAGCCCCTGCGCTGAAACTGCTGGTGTCAACATTGACAAGTTGACCGCTAATAATTACATCTCCGTCAGCGCCATCAGCAATATCAGCATGCACCAGTCCTATTGCAGGATAAGTATTTGTGCCGTTGTTGTCAGCAAGTGCAATAATTGGCTTTCCGGAACTATGAGTTCCCGCTACATAGACGACATCGCCTTTACTAATTGTTGATCCGCTTTGGTTATGAACGGACAGCAACAGAACATCTGTGTCAATAGATGTAGTGCTAGCAGCAGTGATTCGACCTTGTTGGTCGACAGTAATGATTGGAATCGCAGTCGATGATCCGTACTGCGAAGGCGTTACAGCAGTGTCTGCAAGTGCAACAGTAATTGTGTCAACTGGATCATCATATGTAATCCCAATGCCAGTGCCGCCGGCTAATGCCGCAGCAATAGTATCTTCTACGCCTTCTGCTTCTGCTTCTACAACTGTGAGGGTACTGCCCTCGACCATATACAGTCGATTTTGATCTTTGGCGTAACAAAGTTCGCCGTCGACTAAATCACTGATACTTGCCGAGATATTGCTGAACGAACCCCGAACTAATTGAATTTTGGCTCTATTAGCAGGGGTTGGCATCGACCGAAAATTGCTAGACTAGTATTCCTTAGGGATCGAAGTCGCCACCAGTGACTTCAGAGCCACCGAGAGCAATGCTTAACTCGACCCAAGAGCTGTTATATCGCACATAATAATTGCCATCTTCAGGTGCTTCAGAAATACCTGCACCGCCATGACGAGTAGTTTGCGGCACGAATAATGCCACCCAAGAACTACCATCCCATGTCAGAACATGACCGACTTTTGGTTCCGCAATAAATACACCATTTAAATCACCAAGCGAAACAGCTGTCGCATCTAAATCCCTACCATCTCTACCTGGCGGTCCCATAAAACCACGTTCACCGCGTTCACCACGCAATCCTTGATCGCCACGGTCGCCTTTTGCACCAGACTTGCCATCCTTAATACTGGATGCATAACGTATCGCTGAGTCTAGTTGGCGTTCCTTTTGTTCCTGCTTGGCGATGTCTTGTTGTTCCTTGACGGCATCAAGAACTTCTTTTGTTACCAGTGAAAAGATCTCTACAACAACAATCTCGTTGCTTCTCTTAAATACAGACCCTGGAAACATCCGCGAAAGAATATCCACCACTTGCTTTGTTTCTACAGGCGTCAGACCCAGTAACTGCAAGGTCCAAGTAGCCTCAAATCCATCTATTGCTGGCAAGCCAAGAATACCAATGGTTGGACCCATTCCAATGGGTGCCATGCCACTGCGATTAACCTCTACCGTGTCGAATAACTCACGAAGCAGTGCATCGTTAACAATCGCCTTGCGGATTGAATCGCCAGAGGTAATCTTTATAGCCATCAGCGCCTTGATTTTTTTGTACCTCTACCTGACGCCAACCTGCCATTCTTGCCGTGACCGTTTCGTGCTCGATTCTTGCTGGGGCTTTCTAATTTAAATCCACCGCCAGAAGCATGACTTAGGTCTTTTCCTCCCTGTCCCATAATTCCACGCGCCCTGCGTTCCCTAGATAATTCTGCCCGATATTTTTTCGCTGCAGCGGTCGCATTCCGCTTTTTATCATAAGCAGATTTTTTCTTACGCGCTTCAGGATTTGCTGCGTAAAATTTGGCAGTACGTCCCTTAGCGGCCATTCTTCTTGCCTCGCTTTAGGCGGCCAGTTGCCCCACTACGAGTTTTCTTGCTGACAGGCGATGCCTTGCCACCGTACTCACTAATAACTTTGCCTTTTTTGGCTTTCGACTTGCCCAGTTGCCTGGCAATCGATAATGACATTGCCATTGGTTACCTGCATCGTAATAGTTTTCCGCTTTACAACGGAGATCCGTCTAAATTGCGAGATCCTGGTACATATGCAGGCTCACCGAGACTACCGTCATTGACAGGGTCATCAATTTGACGAACAATAACTTTAGGATGTGCTGCGATGATATCAGCATCAATGTTGACGCCATCGATGTAACGCGGACCCTTCAGATACTGTATGTCGTCATTCATTCTTCAGTAACCTCAGGTTCGGAAGTCTCAACAGGCTTCTTAGCGACTCGACGTGCCTTTGTTTTAGGAGCAGGCTTTTCTTCAACCTTCTCTTCAACAGGTTCTTCAGCACCTTTAATTTTCCAACCGGCAGCCAGAAGCTCTTTAGCTTGAATAGTAAAATATGCTTTGCGTTCCTCGTCACCCTTGACGAAGATGGTTGGCAGCTCAGGTAAATGCATAACAAAAAAGGGTGACTAAAAGCCACCCTTATTATTCCAGTGATTAGATATCAAGCGACGTTGTCGACGACATCGAGGAAGGCAGTGCCAACGGACACAGTACCGGAACCAGCAGTGGCGGTGTACTTGATCAGGTTGTCAGCATCGCAAAGAGCACCACGGAGGTGAGCGATAGCAGTGCCGTTCTCGTCAAAGTCAGAAGCGGTGAAGGTCACATCTTGACCACCGATGTTAAACACAACGGTAGCGTTGCCAGTGATGGTCGTGTTGACCAGACCAACGCGGATGGTTTTGATGAACTTCAGAGTGACAGGAGCTGCGGCATCAGAAGCGGTAACGAGGAAGTCTGCGTCAATATCAAACTTCTCGCGGGGAAACATTCCCGAAGAACGTGCGGCCATGATTAAAAAAAGAAAGATCTAAAACCTGCGTCCAACAGATGACGACTCGGTTCTGTATTAGAGTTCCCAATGGACAAAAAAAGAGAGGGCGCGACCCCTCTCTT